ATACTACCTTGGTCGGCTACCCCTCTCTCAGGCCGACTGCTTCTCTCTAGCGTTCGCTAGGGGGAGGCATTAAAAATAACGGCGCGCTGCTCGCATTCGCTCGCAGATAGGATTAGGTAATGGTAAAGAACCCTACAATTGAAGCTGCGTCAAGAGGCCAATCTTTCCAAAGCCCTAACGCACTAATAAACATGATCCTAGCTAATCCAGAAGAGGCTAAGAAAGTTGCTTATTTAGGCGCTTCTTTTGCTCCTGGAACTGGAGAGGTTATATCAGCCAAGGAATCGGTAGAAGATTTCTCTAAAGGCAACATAGCAATGGGTACGCTTGGAGCATTAGGTGCGGTTCCACTCGTTGGCGGTGCAGCTAGGTTTATTAAGAAGGGTCTTAGGGGTGCTGACAATATAGGCAGAATAAAATCTGTTAAGGCTCCAGAGGTTAAGGGGTTCCCAAAAGTTTCAGCAGATAGTGCAATAGACTACAATTCTACAAAATTTAAAGGTGACGCATCTTTTGTGCATGACTCAAGAGAGGCGAACCTACAGTTTACAGATTTTGATAAGATACCTGAGTCAGTAAATGAAAAAAGATACCTAGACAACACTTACGGTGACAGCGGTATATATTTAGACTTTTCAGACGGTATATTCTCAGGAAGAAGAGGTGTAGAGAGTCCTACATACGGATATTCTGGCGGGGATAATCTTTACAAGGTTGATGTAAAGTTTGATAACGCTCTTGTTGTAACCCCAGATAATAATGGCCTGAAGAAGCTTGAAAAAATAACTGGCGGTACTAACAGCGCCAATGTCGGTAAAAAACTAAAAGATAAAGGTTATGACGGTCTTATAGTGAGAGGTTTTAACGATGAGACAGAAAAGCTTGAAAGATTAGCCGATAAGAAATTTGGAAAGCTTTTAGATGAAAATGCTCCAGGTTACATCAACCTGCCTTCACATATACTAAGAAAAGAATACGACAAGTTTTTAAAGAGAGAAGATTATATTAAAGAACTGAAGAGGAAAAGGGGTTCAGATAACAAGCTAGGCATAACATTTGATGAAGTCATAGCTTTAAACCCTGCCAATGCAAAAGCTAAGATAAAGGGTAAAAAGGCTTTTAACCAAAAAACAGGCAAGCTTGACTACAAGGCTATTGACTAAATTATGCTACAAGCCCTAATTGGCCCAATATCATCATTATTAGAGAAGGCTATCCCCGACTCTGATTTGCGTAGAAAGCTTACGCATGAGATCGCTACTATGGCGGAGAAGAACGCGCATGAGCAGATTAAAGCGCAGCTAGAAATCAACAAAACAGAAGCACAACACAATTCATTATTCGTTAGCGGCTGGCGACCTGCGGTAGGCTGGACTTGCTGTTTAGGTATGGCGGCTAACTTCTTAATCATCCCAATGACTAACTTTGCTTTAGCGTTGGCCTCATCTAACATAACAATCCCGTTAATAGATTTAGAAACTATGCTGCCAGTCTTATTAGGAATGCTTGGACTTGGTGGTATGCGTAGCTATGAGAAGTCTAAGGGCGTAGCAAGGAAGTGATATGAATCTTGACACCAAATTTACACCAGCAAACGTAATAACAATATTTTTAACAATAGCTTTCGCGTTAATGGCGTGGCAGGATGTGAAGGGTCAGGTTGAGGTTAACTCCCTATCCATAGATAAAGGTCAAATTGTAGCAGAAGAAATGAGGGACAATGTACACACACTAAAAGTTGATGTGGCTCTATTGAAACAAGACTCAATTAATGCAGCGGCATCAAGAGAAGAAATCAAGGCTAACCAGGCCGAAATACTAAAATTATTAAGGAATAAATAATGACTTTAAGAGTAAACTCAATACGATCAGCAGAAAAAAGCCTTACACCTAGAGTGCAAAGAGGTTTAGTTGTTACCGATCTTGATAGATGGGGAGCTTTTGCAAATGGAACTGGAGTCTTACCAACATACTCAGGAACAAGTAAGGACACCGCTACTTTTACAAAAACAGCAGGAGCTGGTCGATCTTTCTTAGGAACTAGCGTAGACGTAGTAGCTGGAAAAACATATACATTTGGAGCTTTTGTAAACTCAAGAGATGCAACGCTTTCAGCAAAAAACATTTTTACTAATGCAACAATCTCTGAGGGATCAATAGATATAAAAGATAACAACGCAAACCGATGGTGGTGTGTTAAGTTTACCTCTGCTGCAACAGAAACTCTTACGGTTAGAATAGGAATAGGAACAAATGCAGACGAAACAGGGTCTGTTACATCTTTAGTTATGTCAAAGCCTTTCTTTTTTGAAATACCAAGTATAAGCTCTGCAATTCCAGAGTATGTTGCTGGGTTTCAAGATATGGGGTTAAATGTTCGTCCAGCGGCTGCGTTTTCTCACGCTCCTGGAGGTTATTTAACAGCAGATGAAGGTGGTCAGGTAAACTTTACAAGCACCGATGCAATAGCTTTAAAAACGCCATTAATCTCAAGACCTTATACTGTTGGAATGTTTGTTGGCGATAGCTTCTCTAATGACGACTCAGAATGGCCTAACCAATTAGTTTCTTTAGACGGTCAAATGGTTCTTTTTGGTAACGGAACTTCTGGCGCATCATTGGCAGATTTTGACTCTGTTTTTCAAGATTTAATTGACTTGGATTCTTTTGATTACACTGGCGATGTTAAGCCAGAGTTTATTATAATTCAAGGAAGCGTAAATAGTCCAAACGAATCGGCTACAGTAGATCAAATGCTTGCTTCATATTTATCTATGATTAATAAAGCAAAAGCCGCTGGTATATACCCCATAGTTACAAATATAGCACCTTATGGTCAATCTACATCTTATAACAGCAACACTGAAGGTGTTTATTTATCAGGACTTAACCAGAGACTTGAAGCCTTTGCAAAACTTAACGGCGCTGCATTTGTTGACATATTTAGCGCTCTTGTTGACAGCACAGGATACCAGATGAAGGCAGAGTATGTTTCTGCTGATACATTGCATCCTAGCGAAGCAGGATCTATTAAAATAGCTGAAACAATTTCATCTGTGATAAAGAATTTGCGATTAGGTATGGGCGGATCTGAAAGAAACAACGTTATCATTTCATCACAAAGATCAGCAGCCACATCCTCTTCCTTTACAGTGCAGCCTAGTCAAGAGTTAGAGATCTTTGCAGCGCCAGGGCTAGGTGCTGATGAATACGTTACTCTTGAAGTAAATGATGCAAGTTTAGGCTGGAGAACTATGGGTATTGTTATTAACTCAGACGACACTAGCGGCTTTATAATCAACAATAAACGTGTAGCTCAAGAATATAGAGTTATTAAATCAGTTACACAAGCAGCAACACGAATAGAATCTAATTAAAGGAATAAATAATGGCTAATAAATATTATGACGGAAACAACGGCAGCGATAGCAATGATGGCTCAACTCCGGCTCTTGCAAAATTAACTAGAAACGCTGCTGTTAGTGCGTCCATCGCTGGCGATAAAGTAATTGCTGTAAACGGGATTCAAATAGCCGATACAGGCCATTATAATTTTAATGACGATAGAGTTGAATCATCTCAATCATATCGTCAAGCTATTATACAGCCGAAATCAGCATCTAATGGCGGATCAGAAACAAACTATGTGGCACGAACAAGTGCAGAGCTTTCATCGGCTAATAATCCGTTTGTAATAGAAAATTTAACTTTTGATGGCATAGGAGAGGTTTCGCAAGTATTAAGCTTGGTAGAGCAGTCTACTGCGGAAGAGTTGGTAACAGAAGTTAGAGGTTGTGAATTTAAAAACGGACTATCATATAACCTTGTCGGCTTTGATCGGGGCGGCACTCAAGATTTTATTAATTGTAAAGTAAGTGGGCCAAAGCCTAGCGCAGCACACATTGCATTCACTGGGAATCTTTCAGACAAAGCAAACCAGACAATTAAATTTCAAGGGTTAGAGTTAGCAGTAGATCCAATTACTAGCAGCACAGTAATACTTAAAGCTAGTCAAAAAACAGCTCCTACAAACACACTTGATCTTCATATTACAGGTATGTCGGGATCATTTAACGTGAGCAATAACGCATCATTAACTGTTTTAGAATTGTTTAGTAAGGATAATATTCATGTTCAAGGTTGCAAATTAAATATAACCGGAGATGAAACCGAACAAAACACTATCGGCATTCGAGTTTTTGGTAAAGGCTCTGGTTACGAGACGAGTGATGTAGATATATCTAACAACACAGTTTATTTTAGCTCCGGTGTTGGTTATGCAATTTCTTATGGAGACTCTACAGCAGACTCTCATATTGCTGGAGGATCAGTTTCTGGAAATACAGTGGTGGGTAAATATTATCCTGGTTCGCAAACTCCTCATAACTATGCAATGGGCCAAGGAACAGTAGGTAATTTAACAGGAAACATTTCTGTAGATGGCTATGTTGGCTATCTTATATCTAAAACAGACTCATGTAATGTCGTAGGTAACTTGGCATATGATTGTTATGGGCCAAACTTTTATATTAAAGGCACAACTCTTTGCGAAGTGAAAGATAATATAGCTGTTGTATCTTCTAAATACACTCAGCATGAAAGAGCTATAATCTCTGTTACTGAACAAGGCGGCGTTGACACTGCTGGAGCTAACATTAAGCAAAATTACGTTGTTGTTGAGGATGTTAGTAAAATACACTCTCTTGCTCAGATAACAGACGCAAATCAGGTTTGTGCTTTTGAAAGGAATACTTACATAATTCCAGACACTGTTGATTTGTCTACAGCCCAGCTTTTTTCTTATCAATCGTTTAGCCCAACAGACACATTGGCGCAGTGGAATGCAAGATCGGAAGTTACTAATGATGTAATAGTTCAATTACCTTTATCAGAAGTTAAAAATATTATTGCAAGTTACACTCCTTCAGGTATAGATATTCCTAGAGCGGTATCATATATATCTTCTCGAACAGCAGCAGCTACTTCATATATATTTACGCTACAACCTAGTCAAGAAGTACAAGTATTCGCAGTTCCAGCCCTTAACGCAAATGAGTATGTTACTATTGAAGTTAATGATGCAATCCAAGGTTGGAGAACAATGGGTATTGTTGTAAATCAGTTTGATTCAAATGGGTTTATAGTTAATAACAAACGTATAGCTCAAGAGTATAGATTAACAAAATCTGCCACACTAGCAGCAACACGAATAGAATCTAATTAATGATTAAACGACAAAAGAAAAGAAAGCTAACAAAGCAGCAGGACAAATTTGTTGATCTAATGGCTCGTGGTTATCACGAAGGCCGAGACCCTACAAAGATGACTGTAATGGATGCTTTCCGTCTTGCGGGGTATGCACCGGACAACGGTAATGCGTATCGCTTATACAAAGACCTAAAAGATATAATCAAAGAGCGAAGAGATGATCTGGTTGAAGAGAACCAGGTTGCCTCTTTGGCAACTAAGATTATTGAAGATATAATGGTTGATCCAAAGAATCGACCAGAGATCCGTTTAAAAGCGGCTCAAGATATTCTGCACAGAACAGGCCATGATAAGCCTAAAGAACTAAATGTTAACCAAACCGTATCAGACCTTTCTGATGCAGAACTTGATGAACAGCTATCGGAACTGATTGAATCATCTGCTAATGTCAAACAACTTAAGCAAGGCTGAGAAAGAGAAGCTCCTTCAATTAATGAAGGAGAAAGAAGAGAGGATTCTATTTAATCAAATAGGACAATGGACTCCCTATGGCTGGCAGGAACTGCTATCTAATGCCACAGACGAGAACAATCAGTGTTTGGCAATGGCGGGTAACAGGGTCGGTAAGACTTATACTGGAGCTAGAATTACCGCTTGTCACTTGACGGGTAAGTACCCAGATTGGTGGAAAGGTAAACGGTTTACCAAGCCTATCAACGCATGGGCAGCGGGTGCCAGTACAGTTACCACACGGGACATCTTGCAGAAAGAATTGCTAGGTGATCCTGTGAATCTATTAATGCGTGGCTCTGGGGCAATACCTAGAGATTGCATAGTTGATGTGGTCAGAAAGCCGCAGATACCTAATGCAGTAGAGAGTATTGTGGTTAAGTTCCACAATGCCTTTGGCGTGCATATAGGTGAGTCAGTAATCTCGTTTAAGTCATACGAGATGGGCGAAGAGAAGTTCATGGGTTCTTCGCTTGACTGGATCTGGCTAGATGAGCAGCCAGCACAGAACATCTATACTCAGTGTTTGACAAGAACACTTGATAAGCGTGGGTTCG